TGCCTTTTCAAATCGTACCTCCCCGATCACCGCTGTAACGGTTCAGACAGGCCCTTGTATGGGCCAACCAAGCCAAGGCCCGACAGGATGACTACCAAAGTCCGGCAGATCAAGCGGGGGCTAATTGAGCCACGCCTGCACAGCCCATACTTAAAGGGTAAATCCCGCATCGATGAGGTTGCAGCACTAGCTGAGCAAATTGGCATGCCCCTACTCCCCTGGCAACACTTCGTACTAGAGGACATGCTGCGTATTGATGCAGCTGGTCAATTTATTAAAAAAACTAGCTTGGTTTTATGTGCCAGGCAGAACGGCAAAACGCACCTAGCTCGTATGCGTATCTTGGCTGGGATGTTTTTATTTGATGAAAAGAAAATACTCATAATGTCATCTAATCGAGCCATGGCACTTAGCACTTTTAGAGAAGTGGCCTATGCAATCGAAGGCAGCCCAGAGTTAAAGAAGCAGATCAAGGCGATCCGGTATGCCAATGGCACGGAGTCAATCGAGCTTAAAAATGGGTCGCGCCTAGATGTTGTAGCTGCTACCCGTGATGGATCGCGTGGCCGCACAGCTGACTTGCTATTTATAGATGAAGTGCGTGAGATAACCGAGGAGGGCTACGCGGCTGCCCTACCAACTACCCGCGCACGGGCTAATGCCCAGACACTTATGTGCAGCAATAGCGGAGATGCCTTTAGCATTGTATTAAACCAGCTGCGTGAACGCGCCCTATCTAATGCATCTAAGACCTTTGGCTTTTATGAATACAGCGCGCCACAATTTGCCAAGATCACAGACCGCGCTGGCTGGATAGCGGCTAACCCAGCCCTAGGCCACACGATCACTATGGAGTCAATCGAGGAGGCGTTAAATACGCAATCGGTTGAGCAATTTCGCACCGAAACCCTTTGCCAATGGATCGATAGCCTGCAATCGCCTTGGCCTTACGGATCGATCGAGGCAACCAGCGATGCCGCCCTAAAAATGTCACCGGGGCCGCTTACAGTATTTGCCTTTGACGTATCCCCTAGCCGTAGAGATGCAAGCCTAGTTATGGGGCAGCTACTCCCCGATGGTCGCGTAGGTGTAGCCGTATTGGAAACCTATAACAACCAGGTAGCCGTAGATGAGCTAAAGATCGCGGCCAGTATCAAAGGCTGGTGCGATATGTACTATCCGCGCACAGTTTGCTTTGACAAATACACTACGGCATCAATCGCCAAGCGGTTAGAACTATCTGGCGTTGCCGTGCGAGATGTATCGGGTGCTGAATTTTATACAGCTTGTAGCGATCTACACGATGCCCTAAGTAACGGCCGCCTAGCTCATAGCGGCCAAGAATTGTTAGTGCAGCACATGAATAACAGCGCAGCTAAGATTAACGATTCTGCCTGGCGTATCGTGCGCCGCAAGTCAGCTGGCCCAGTAGATATAGCAATCGGCCTTGCTATGGTGATCCATATACTTGCCCAGCCAATACAAGAAGCCAAGATATACGCGTAACGACACGCCGAGGCAGATCGGTAATGTGCTTGACATTTTGGAAAAATCCTACTCATGGGATTACTGGAAACTCTAGGCTTAAAAGCTAAGGCAGAAGTTACTGCCCAATATGCCCCTGCCATCATGGATAGTACATACGGCGCAGGCATGTATAGCTATAACAGCGGCTTATCTAACTATGGCTATGGCGTTGCCATTGATCGCAATACTGCGTTGCAAGTACCTAGCGTTAGCCGTTGTCGTAACTTAATTGCAGGCGTTATATCTAGCATTGAACTTGGCTTATACAAAAAATCTACAGGTAAAAAATTGGAAAGCCCGTTGTGGCTAGATCAAATGGATATACGCCAGCCGCTTAGCGTGACCCTGGCATACCTAGTCGATGCGCTTATGTTCTATGGCGTGGCCTATTTAAAAGTCCAGTCAATTTATTTTGATGACCAACGCCCATCAGGTTTTGAATTTGTACCTAACACGCGCGTTACCGTAACGACAAATCAATACGGCGATCAGGTTGAGTATTACTCAGTTAATGGCGTGCGCGTACCTATGGATGGCATTGGCTCGCTAGTTACATTTCAATCGCTGCTGCCAGGCGTATTACAAACTGGCGGTCGCACTATTCAAGCTGCGCTAGATATTCAAAAAGCTGCAGCTGTTGCAGCAGCTACACCAATGGCAACCACAATCTTAAAAAATACCGGGGCTGATCTACCAGAGGCGCAGATTCAAGGTTTACTAGCTGCGTGGAAATCAGCGCGTACTAATCGCAGTACAGCATATTTAACTAGCACTTTAGAGGCGCAAAATATTGGCTTTAGCCCTAAAGATATGACCTATAACGACTCATCTCAATATCTTGCTACAGAGGTTGCGCGTTTAATGAACGTACCTGCCTATTACATAAGTGCAGATATGAATAACAGCATGACTTACCAAAATATTTTAGATGGCCGTAAAGAATTTGTGGCCTACTCATTACAGCCATACATAAGTGCTATTGAAAATCGGCTTAGCATGGATGACATAACTGCGCATGGAAATCGTGTGCGTTTCGCGATTGATGAAACTTTCTTACGCGCCGACACTATGGCGCGACTAGATGCAATAGAGAAAATGTTAAACCTAGGTTTGATCGATGTTGCGCAAGCGCAATCGATGGAACAGCTAACGCCTAATGGATCAGGAGATACTACAAATGTTGCACTTAACGTTTAATAACGCAATCGAGGCGGCCGATACAGAACGCCGCATGATTACAGGCAAGATCGCGCCGTACGGCGAAGTGGGTTACACATCTGCTGGCCCGGTTGTATTTGAACAGGGATCTATTGCAATACCTGATATAACAAAAATTAAATTGCTAATGCAGCATGACAGCACAAAACCAGTTGGTCGCGCTACATATAGCCGCGATGATGAAAGCGGCGTTTACGCATCGTTTAAAATTTCAAGTAGCAGCCGGGGACAGGACGCTATCTTGTTGGCGCAGGAAAATTTGGTATCTGGCTTATCCGTAGGCGTGGATGTATCCGCGTCTAAGCAGATGAAAAATTACCTGTTAGTTACTGCGGCTGTCCTCAAGGAGGTCAGCCTTGTTGAGGCTGCGGCCTTCGAAACGGCCGCAGTTTCTGATATTAGTGCGGCTAAAGCCGAACTAGAAGCAGCAAGCACCAAAACAACAATCATCCATACAGAGATGATTGAAACCGAAACCGAAACCGAAAGCGAGGCAGCTGTGACTACAGCCCCTATTGATACACCGGATGTACCGGCAGAAAAACCAGTCGAGGCTGCACCAGTTCAAGCAGCACGCCAGATTATTCGCCCATCCGTATTAGACAGCCAAACAGTACGCACACCGATTACATCGATGCCAAAGTACACAGAGCATAAGATCAAGGCTGCCTTAGGCAACCAAGATTCAATGCTTTATATTACTGCTGCAGATGATTCATTTACTACTAACCCTGCATTTAATCCAACACAGTACCTATCAGAGTTTATTACTAATACACGATTTCCAAGAAGCGCAATAGATGCGTGTAGTCGTGGAGTTTTGCCAGCAACTGGCACTACCATAAATGTTCCATCACTTGTTGATAGTAATGGCGGCTTAAACGGCGTAGCACCTGTTGTAACAGTTGAAGCAGAAGCAGGCGCAGTTGCTAATACCGGGATGGTTACAGAATATTTATCTGGAACAGTATCCAAGTACAGTGGCATGAATACGCTAAGTGTAGAGCTTCTTGAAAGAACTAACGATCCTAACTTCTTTGCTGAGCTTACAAACCAGTTGCAAGTGGCGTATATGAACGCAACAGATGCTGCAGTTATTGCCGCAATCAATGCAACAGGCTTTACTAGCACAGGCGTTGCAGCAACAGCTGCGGGTCTAATTTCTTACACAGCTGAAAGCACAGCTAACGTTTACAAGAACAGCGGCTATTTTGCGCAAAACTTTGTAGGCAGCACAGGTATTTACAACCTACTACTAGGTGCAGTAGATACCACAGGCCGCCCAATCTTTAATGCTTACCAACCTAACCCATCATCACTAGCTAACGCTGGCGGTATGGTTAGTAACAATTCCGTGCGCGGAAATATGCTGGGCTTAGATCTTTATGTAGATCGTTTTATGACTGCAGGAGTTGCTGATAACTCAGCATTTATTTTAGCCCCTGAAGCGTTTACAGTTTATGAAAGCCCCCAGGCTTTTATGAGTGTCAACAAGGTCAGTAATTTACAGGTTGAGATCGCAATTTATGGATTTATGAGCACTATTGCAAAAATTCCTAACGGCATCTGTCGCTTAAATATCACCTAAGAAATAACCCTAATAGTCGGTAGGACATTAGCCCTTTGTCCTACCGACCCGATGTAAGTAAGGAGTACCGATGCCAGCTAGTTACGTTACCGTAGCCGAGCTACGTGCCAATTTAGGTATCGGTACTCTTTATACAGATCCAACGGTTGAGGATTGCTGCCAAGCCGCGCAAGATCAGATCAACAGTTTCCTTTGGTTTGATTCTGCGCCAGTCGTGGGGACTGCATTGGTAAGCAACGTTGCAACTGTAATGATCGCTAACCCCGGCATATTTACTGCCACAGAGTCAGTAACTATTGCCGGGGCTGGATCAACTTTTAATGGCACTTACACAATTACGGGCACTATTCCATTTAGCACAGGCACAGCTACTAGCTTGCCTGCATTTAATATGCAATTAAATTATTACCAGCACCCACTAGGTTATAGTTTTATTCAGTTTACTAAGGTTGCAGCAGATCAAAACTTTAGGCGCGTATTGCCTTATGGCAGCGTTACAGGTGCAGATACAAAAACTGCTACCTATGTAAACACAGCAAGCGTTCGCGAGGCTGCGATGATCTTGGCCGTAGATATATGGCAAGCGCGCCAAGTATCCCAGACAGGTGGCGTAGGACTAGATGGTTTTAGCCCTAGCCCCTATCGCATGGGCAACAGCATGATAGGCAAGATACGCGGCTTGCTAGCCCCGTACATCTCACCGAATAGCATGGTGGGGTAAATGCCTACGGCTGCCATTACAACGCTGCGTACAACGATCGCAACGGCTTTAACTAACAATGGAGTCTGGTCGGTATTTAGTTTTCCGCCTGCAACCATTTTGGCTAACAGCTGCGTAGTAATCCCAGCAGACCCCTACATCACACCAAGCAATAACAGC